TTAAAAGCTACAGAGAATAAGAGCAGATGTAGTGTAGTTCTTGGTACAGGTGTAGGTAAAACTTTAGTTGGTCTTATACATATGGAAAAGAATACTACACCATTAATGAAAGTTCTTATAGTAGCACCAAAAAAAGCTATTATTCAATCATGGAAAGATGAATCTGTAAAGTTTGGTAAAGATGCTTTATTAGAAAGAATGGTGTTTACAACTTATCTTAGTTTAAATAAGCACAATCCTAATGATTATGATGTTATCTACTTGGATGAAATGCATAGTTTACTTGATTCTCATAGATCATTTTTAGAACTATATAATGGGAGGATTCTTGGTTTAACCGGGACTCCTCCTAAATATAGTAATTCAGAGAAAGGTAGATTAGTGCATGAGTTTTGTCCAGTAGTTTATACATTCAAAGCAGATGATGCTATAGAAAATGGAATACTAAATGATTATCAGATCATTGTCCATCAGTTAGAGCTCAATAGAGATAAAGGTTATGTTGCTGAAATGAGAGGTAAGTCTTTTGTTACTTCAGAATATGACAATTATACCTATTGGTCTAGAAGATTGGATGTAGGATCTGGAAGTGTTCACATGCTCAGAGTTATGAGAATGAAAGCATTAATGGAGTACCCTACAAAAGAAAAGTATACAACTTTACTGATGAAAAGTATTAACTCCAAATGTATCATATTTGCTAATACTCAAAAGCAAGCTGATAAGTTATGCTCTCATAGTTATCATAGTAATAATCCAGATTCTGAAGAGAATCTAAGAAAGTTTAAAGATGGTGAGATTACACAACTATCAACTGTACTACAGTTGAATGAAGGTGTAAATATTCCTAATCTTAAACAAGGTATTATTATGCATGCATATGGTAATGAGAGAAAAGCAAGTCAAAGAATTGGTAGATTATTAAGGTTAAATCCAGATGATAAAGCTATTGTTCACATACTATGTTATATGGATACAGTAGATGAGAAATGGGTAAAAGAAGCACTAGAGAGCTTTGACCAAAGTAAAATTATTTGGAAAGATTTTAATATTTCATTATATTAGTAGTATGGAAGATTACAAAACACATAAGCTAGTCATTTATAATGATGATGTAAATTCTTATGATTATATAATGGCATGCTTGATTAGAATTTGTAATCATGAAAGATTACAAGCTGAGCAGTGTGCTATTGTAGCTCATAATAACGGAAAATGTACTGTAAAATCAGGAGATTACATGGAAATGTTTGAGATAAAAGGTACATTTGATGATCTAGATATAAAATCAGAAATTAAAGAATATGCAGGTGATATGTATTGATGACAGTAACAAACCAAAAAGAATTTCTCCAATGGAGTGGATTGCTGAAGGTCAAGTATATACTGTAGTTGAGATTGCTAAAATGAATCTTCAGAATAACAAACTAGGATATAGACTTAAAGAAGTACAACTATCAGAACAGTCTTTTCCATATGAATATTATAATGCTGAAAGATTTTTACCAATAGAAACATTAGTACAAGTTGCTGAAGAATTAAAATCAGAAGAGATTCCTGCAGATTTAGAATTAGTTTAATTCAAAATATTTATGGAAGAGTACACTAAAGATGATGTGTTACAAGCTCTTTTAAAAATTCCTAATAAGTCAAGACATAGAGTATTAGTTGATCAAAGAAGTTATTTAGTAGCTATTTTAGCTTATAGATTCCTATTAACTGAAAACACTATTGCTGGTCTTACTGGTTTTAAGAGAGATAAAGTAAACTACAACAAAAAACTTGCATTACAGCTACATGCTGATAAGTCTTATATGCAAAATGTTTATGTCTATGCTCAAATGTTTCCATTTGATTTTAGTGTAATTGAACCTAATGAAATTGGTAGTCATAGGTCAAAAAGAATTGAACTTGATCTTGACAGAAAGTTTTATAATAAATTAAAAGCAATTGGAAATATAAAAGGTCATGATGATATTAGAACCACAATTAAATTATTCTTAGAAAAAAGTATTAAGATATGGGAAGAATGAAAGAAGTCTGTATTCAGATTATGGAAGAAAATGGGGGAATACCAGAAGGTATGACCGTAGCAGATGTTGCTAGAATGAAAGAATTAGAAATGTATAATTGGGAAGAATATGAAAAACACCAAGAAAGAATCAGACTACAACAGTATCAACAAGAAAATACAGGAGAGATTGGAAAGACTGAACAAGTCTCCAAAAAGTTCTCCTCGCACTATGGTGAAGCAAGAAAAGAAAAAGGGGATCAATAATGAAGAAGGTGATTAATGCTACACTTTATTAAATATTTAGTGGTATGGATAAGCCAAAACTTATCTGTACCATTTTGGATGGTGGGCCATGTCCACCTATCTGTAAACGTCTATGAGGACATCTATGAGATATTAGCATCATTTGGTATGAATATACTAGTTGCTGCTGGATTCATTATTGATTATTTAGAACAAAAGAAGAAATCATGAAAGAAGTATTATTAGCACTTATGTTAGGTGCAGCATTTATTTATGAATTTATTACATGTATAAAAGCAAAGTCTTATGTTAGGGCTATGTATAGAATTAAAAAGGATGATAGATCAGATAATGATAAAGCTATTTCCTTTTCTGTGGGTTGTTTTGGTATAATCTATTTAGTCTTTTTACTTCTTGGTATGGCTATTAGTGATTTATGGTATATTTATTTAATAATATTTATATTTTCATTAATTCAGTCTCCTATTAATAGCTATCTTAGAAGAAAACACTATTGGACATTATTAGTAGAATTTAAAAGATTAGATAGTATTATATCTATAGGATTGATTGTATATCTTTTCTTTGCACATTTTCATCCTGAAGTGATAGAGTGGTTATGGTAATTGAGAAAGTTACTAGAAAATCTATGATCATTAGACCAAGTGGGAGGAGTACTGATTTTATCAGTCCCTCCTTTGGTCATGGCTGTTTGTATAACTGTTCTTACTGTTATATGAAAAGACATAAGCCGGAAGGATTATCTGTAGCTACAAATACTATGGATATCCTAACAGAAATTAACTCACATGCTTATTTTTCTACAGTAGAGAAACCAAATCAGACAGGAGAGTATGTAACTTATGATATTTCCTGTAATGAAGACTTTGCTCTGCATGCTAAGTATCATGACTGGAAGACAATCTTTAAGTTTTTTAGAGAACATCCTCTTGCTATGGGTTCATTTGCTACTAAGTATGTAAATGCAGATTTGCTTGAACTTAATCCAGAAGGTAAAATTAGAATAAGATTTAGTCTAATGCCGGAGAAATGGAGAAAAATACTTGAACCTAATACTAGTCCAATTGATTTAAGATTAAATGCTGTACCAAGATTTATTGATGCTGGTTATGAAGTGCATCTTAACTTTAGTCCCGTTATAGTTCATGACAATTGGTTAACTGAATATGAGTTTTTATTTCATTTGATTAATAGACATGCTCATTTTAATAGTTGGAATAATGATGCTGTCAAAGCTGAAGTAATATTTCTTACTCATAATGAGCAGAAACATCTGTATAATCTAGAGCATAAACTTCCAGGAGAAGAGTTACTTTGGGTACCCAAAATACAAGAAACTAAAACTTCTCAGTATGGTGGTAAGAATATCAGGTATGAACACAACAGGAAAACAGATTATATTAAACAGTGGACTGAATTACATGATGAGCATATTCCTTGGAATACAATTAGATATATTTTTTAAATCAGAATAAGATGGAAGAAAAAATAACAAATGAAACATTAATTCAAGATGGTTGGATTAATGAGGGTATTAGTTACTCTAGAGATTGGGCTGGATCAAAATATAGATTGTTTCTATCCCATAATTATGGAGTAGATGGTAATTATTTTATAAAGCTTCAACAAGATTTGAGTGACCATTCTCCTTCAATAAGGATAAACTGTTTAACAATGAGAGATTTGGAATCATTACAATATTTGTTTCACAGAGCTACTGCTTTGGATGTAATAAAAGATGTCATGAGAAATTATCTTTAGAGTTATGACACTCAGAGATACAGAACTTATAGGTAAGAAGCTTGTAAAGTATGGGTTCTACAGATCTAATACAGATCATCAATATTATAGAGGTAAAGTGCTTGATGGATTTGTAACAATTCATTTTAAAATGAAAGGTATTGTATGGAGTGCTTTAATAACTCATGAAATAGATATACATACTATAGTTGACTTTAGAGGTCATCAAGCTATATTTACTCCAGAGTGGTTAGTAGAAGAACATAAGAAATTACAAGCAATGTTTAAATTTTTAAGATCATGATAAAGAATTTTAGTGATCCCAAAATTACAGCAATGATCAGGGATATTTGTAAGGAACATTGGCCAGTTGCAAAATCCAATGATAGCAATATTGGATATCTATGGTACATGTATGCAGCAGGTACCAAAGCAGGAACATTTAGACCATTTATTTTTCTATCAGAATTAAATTTACTTGTTAAAACAGGTTATATTACTGAAGATGAAAAGCAAAACATGTTAAAAATGTTGTTTAGTAAGGATGAAGATAATGCTCATGTACTTGCATATTCTATACTTACATTAAGAAAAAGTAGAATAGAGGCTTTAGGATTATGGACTCCAGATAATGAAAAGTACAAAGAAATTGATTATATTAGAGATGTTATTAACACTGAAATATTTATGAACCAATGGCAGAAATAATTTTAAAATTCAAAGAAGATGAACTTGAAGATGCTAGAACAGCATTAGATGGTTGGAAATGGAAACATTCTATGTGGGATCTTGATCAATGGCTTAGAAGTGAGATAAAGTATAATGAAAAATTATCTGAAGAAAGATATGATGCTTATGAAGCTGTTAGAGATAAGATCCGGGAGATTTTAAATGATGATAACCTAAATATAGAATCATGACTTGTATAAAATGCGGAGCTCCAGCAACTAAAAGATATAGTCCTGATCTTGATATCAAGGGTATAGGAATGTGTGCAGAGCATACAGATGAGATTATGATGGATCTTATGGTAGCTCAGTTTGATAAAAGAGGCTGGGAAAAGTTTGAGAAAAAGTATTTACCTAAAAAAGATAAGTAATGGAATTTTTAATAGGAGCAGTTATAGTAATTGTAATTGCAGGTTTAATAATTTATAAATTAAGAGATGAAGACTATCATGGCTGGGATGATTGATTGTATTTATACAGTCATCATCAGTATTATTTATAGAAATATTGATTAATATGGTAACTACAGAAGTATTACTTAAAAAATTGAATATTGCTAACATAAGAACTGTTAAGCAAATACTAGCAAATAAAGAACTGTCTGAAGAAATTGCAAAAAGAGATGTAATATCTGAAAAACAGTTGGTGGAGGAATATCAAATTCCTCAGAGCCATTTAAGAAATCTGAAACAAAAAAATAAAATATCTTATTTCTGTACTACAGGTGAATTAAACAAAAGTAGTAGGGGATCTAAAGCTTATTATTTTGTAGATGAAGTTCAAGAAATATTTGGATACAATATTAAGTATAACAAATCATTAGTATTTAAGCATAACATATTTAATAAGCTAATGGTAGATTTATCTAAGGAGTTTTGTACAAATAGAGAATCCAGATTATTAGAAATGTTGCTTGTACAAAATCTATCAGTAGAAGAAATTGCTTATGAAGAAGGTGTAGGTGTTGTTAGAGCAAATGATATGATTAATAAAGCTCATAGAAGAGTACTTAGTAAGATTTATAGTCTTAAAAAAATGTTTGCTGAATGGCCTAATGAACTAGCTTATAAAACTGAAAATGAGTTACTTAAAAAACAAAATACAGAATTATACCATAAGTTTTTAAGAAATAAAGAAAACAAAGAAGCTAAAGATTATTTGTCTCAAGATGCTGTTCAACATTTTATTAAATATGGATATGATCTTAAAGACTTGGATAAATCTATTATAGATTTTGATTTATCTGTAAGAGCTCTTAATGGGTTAAAAAGTATAGAGATTGAAAAGCTTGAAGACTTGCTATCTTATAGTAAACATGATCTTTATTGTATAAGGAATATGGGTGATAAGACTATAAGAGAAATTTGTGATTGGTTAGAAGATACTTATAATTGGAAATTAAAAATTAAGAATTAATGACATGACAGAACAAGAATTAATAGATCTTGGCTTTGAAAGAGTGGATATACTTGATGATGAAAGCCAAAATGGATATGATTACTACTATTATCATAAAGAGCTGTGTTCTGGAGTACTTTTACATAGTACAGATAATATTGATGTTAAAGATGATAAATGGGTTTTGAAATCATTTGAAATTCCAGCATTAAATATTAGAGACAGAGTTCATTATGATCAGTTTTTAGAAATAATGAATAATATAACTTGTTAATTATGTTTAATGGTAAATTAATTAAAAGAAATGGCAAACTTAGTTTTGTTGATGGAAAGTCAAAGTTAGGTTATCAGATTTTTCTAGATAAACTAGCTGAAGGACAAAAGGTAGATATGTATGTTGATGTGTCAGGTATTGAACACAGTAAAGCACAACTTGCAAAAGTTCATGCTTGTATTAGAGAATTAGCAAAAGAGTCTGGGTACACTTTTGATGAAATGAAATGTCTTGTAAAAGATCAAGCAGGCCTAGCTTATAAAGAAGGTATGATGAAAAATTACAAATCATTTGCTGAATGCAGCAAAGATGAATTAAGTTTAGCTATTACAGCTTGTATTGAAATCGGTAACTTATATAATATTAGCTTTCCGGAGTAGTATCTGTAGGAGGATTTGGTAAGTCAATTTCTTTGTCTACCATTTTATTTTCTACAGTTGCTACTCTTTCAATTTCTGCAACTAAAAGAGAAAGAGTTTTAAATGCTAATTCAATTTCAGTAAATTCTTTCAT